CGCTTTTATACACTACATAGACCCCCTTCAAGGTTGACAACCAGATAAACCAAAAAATTGTCATTATGTAAACCACGTGCGGACAGGTGTAAATGTTTATGTAGTATTGTTTGTTAATTTATGTTGTCATTGTCTGGTAAACTCTTGGAAATATTGGACATTATTAATGTAATCCCCCCTATAGGGGCACTGGGGGGTACCCGTACATGTGTATGCAACCACAATCAATTTTGTATATTTTTGAACCACCCTACCAGTAATTTTGGGGGCCAACCACCAGTCCAACCAGAGGGCTATTCCTACAGGATATTCCCCAGTAAAACCTGTGCATACTTTAAGTAGAACCAACAGTTAACCTGTAGTTAACATACGGGGTGGTTTACCTTAACGGGAGTACCCTCAGTATACACCGTATTTCAGACTTGTCAAGTAAAAAATAAAAAAACATAATAAAAACACTTTTTCCTTGACAGTTTCTATATACGGTGTATAATGGTAGGTACATGTAATACAAGTACACTCACGCCCCCACAAGAACAAAATATATACACAAGGGGGTCACGGTTTGTGTTACATAATTTTAAGTCCTTGGGGGGTAGCACAATTAATATACTATCTCCGGAGGGGGCATCTATGCTCCGTATCCCCCAAGACAACCCAATCAAAATAAATATATATATAAAAGGATACATACCATGTGGAAATCACCAAGAATAATAGAAGTAGCCGTAGGACTAGAAATTAATTGTTATGCGTGTGCGGAGATCTAGAGGGTGGAATTTAAATTACCCGCCAATATAGATTTAGCCGCCACTATGAAAGCCCTTGAAAAAACAGGCGTTGGTCAAACCCAATTAAGTAAAATGAGTGATTCTGCTGCAAATGCACTGATAAATAACTTTGCTGTCTTTAAAGGAAAAACTGGACCTCGTGGGCCGGGTAACAAAGCCTACGGTGGCAGAGCTAAAAAGAAAAAGATGGCATACGGTGGCAAGGCAATGAAAACGTACGCTATGGGTGGTGGTATAAGAAAGGCAAAAACATATGGCTAAATTTCCAGACCTATCCGGTGACGGTAAAATTACTCAGAAGGATATCCTTATGGGTAAAGGTGTTATTTCTAAAAAGAAAAAGATGATGGGTGGTGGCAAGGTCCACAAGAAGACGTACGCTATGGGTGGCGGAATGAGAAAGGCCAAGACGTACGGATGACTTCAGCACTCTTAGCAGAGAAAAAAAAGGAAGTTACCGAGAAGCAACAAAAGTTTCTCAACTGTCTCTTCGTAAACAAAGGCGACATAGCCCTAGCCTGTGAGGAAGCCGGTTACTCTCCTTCTTCTAGAACATGGTTGGTTAAAAGCCTTGCAGACGAAATCGTAGACATATCTAAACGAGAACTAGCCGTTAATTCGGCGACAGCCGTATCAAGAGTGGTAGAGTCCATGAATGATGACGGACTAAACCCCAGACAAGAACTTAGACTAAAGGCAGCACAAACTCTATTAGACAGAGTAGGGCTGGGCAAAATAGAAAAACAAGAGCACGACATAAAGGCACTGCACGGAATTGTACTTATGCCAAGCAAGTCAGCAATGCCAACGGTGGTTGACAGCGGTGAGGATTAGAAATGCACAAATGGTGGCTAGCTATTTTAGTAGTGGTCTGTATAGGTTTCTGGCAAGAAGAATCTTGGGCACAAACAAATACGGTGACATCCACCAGTAGTACCGTGTCGGGAACTACCACGGTTGACAGAACGGTTGGCACAGCTAACGCCCCATCGTTTGGCAACAATAACCAAGATGTTTGTAGTTATGCAGCGAGTGCAGCGATACAAACTCAAATATTAGGTGTAGCAGGTGGCACATCTATAAGAGACATGAATTGTGAAAGACTAAAACTTAGCCGTGCCTTATATAGAATGGGAATGAAAGTAGGAGCCGTAGCTATGCTCTGCCAAGATGCAAGGGTGTTTAATGCGATGGAAATGGCAGGAACCCCGTGCCCATTTAGAGGAAAAATAGGAATAGAGGCTGCAACAGCATGGGCAGAGAATCCGGAGATGAAACCAGATTATGATAAATGGGTTGAAGAAAATGTTACAGATGTGGACTGGTTACCCACTGAAGAAGAAGCTACTGGTCTTAGCATTGGTGGCAGTTTGTTATTGTTGCTTTTTTTATTGTAGTGTAGCACGGGCAGAACTACTAGAAGAAGGCGAAACAATCGTTGAAGAAGTAGAAACAGAACATTTAGGTGAAGGCCACATTGATACAGTTACTCAAACGATTACAATTATTGAAAACCAAACAACCGGAGACATCCTCCACGCAGATCAGGGTCTTGTGGGCAACACCAAAGAAGGAGACATGGATTCAGACTGGGGAGGAATTGGACCAGCAAAGATGCACAGTACCTGTCCCTCACAAGAAATTGGATCTGGTAAGTGCGCTGAGATTACGGGGTCTACTTTAACTACCTTTGACCAGTATGTAGATATAAGTAACTTTCACATAACACAAGGGGGTGCACTAGATTGGGAACTATCTATGCACTTTTATGACACAGAAGATAGTGCATATTTCCAAACTAAAGGGTATTCCAATAACGTACTACAGTGGGACACCGGAGAAATAAACTTACAGAACAACAACAATGCCACTACGTATACAGGCTCCTATGATTTTGATAACAGTCTTGATAGAGTATTCGTAAGAGTTGGCGGGGTAGATAACACAAACCTTGCTACCGGCCCTTTGTTTGACAATGTATCTTATACAGTAAACTACAATGTCATAACAACAGTTGTAAATACTTGGATTGAAATAGTCCAGCCGATGCAAATGCAAGAGTCTATACAGTTAGAACTAATGGATACATATGAAAGTGCTACTGTAGAAGAACAGCAAGAGATGGAAACAGAAATGCAAAACATGGATACGGTAATGCATTTTGATTTAAAGCCTACAATTTCTATGGGTAGTATGGATGATGTACAGGGTATGCCTGAAACTTTAAGTGTTGGTGTCGTTGAGGGTTTGTTTCAGGATGTGGATATGGGGGAAATGTCCATGCAAGAGGTGATGGTAGAGGTTGAAACTATGGTAGAAGAAATACAGAATATAGGTATGGAAGTAGAAACTGTAGCAGTCAAGATGCCAGAACAAGAGTTAGAAGTTGTTATAAACAACGTAGAACCAATGAGTGAACCAGTAGAAGAACCAAAAATAGAGGCACCTGAACCTAAACCAGTAGAAGTTGCACAAGAAGAAGTGAAGGAGACTGTAGAAGTTGCTGATAAACCAATGCAAACAACTCCGGAAGTTAAAGAAGAAGTTAAAGAGGAGAGTAGCTCAGAAGAAGAGACAGCTACTAGCAATACAGTTAAAGTTAAAAAAGTTGTTAAAGAGCAGGACAAACCAAAGGAAGAAAAAGTAGCAAAAGAAGAACCAAAAGAAAAACCTGTAGCTAAGGAAGTTAATGAGGAAAAACCAAAAGAAACAGTGGAGGAAAAGCCAACTAAAGAGCAGGAAAAGAAACAAGAAAAAGCAAATCAAATTATAGCAGGGTTACCAAATAGCTACGACCCTGTATCACAGATTACAACCCTTGCTCTTGTTAATGCCCTTGGTCCAAACATAACAACATACCAAAATGCAGCAACAGTTGTACAGCCAACGTGGTATGTTTCAGAAGATATATATACAGATTCTATTATGCCTGACCCCCTAGGAAGTTACCTTAGTGTACGATCAAATCTACAAATAGAAAAAATGATTGGACAACAGTATGAGTAGTGAGGTAGAATATAAAGGAATTAAAGTTAAAGGCAGTAAGTTACTGCTAATCCTACCTTTACTTGGTACACTTGGAGGAAGTCTTTGGGCTGGTTTTGAAGGGTACGCACGTTGGGTAGCAATGGAGAAAAAGATAGATGGCTACGTTGCTCCTGATCTTACTGGCTTTACTATAAAACTTGATGTGCTAGAAGAAAAATTAACTGGCATAGAAACGGTAGTAGAGACTGAGTTAGACTCGTTAAAAACAAATATAGAAACAGAGATGTCTGCGGTAAAAGAATTAGTTGGTGCAGCACAAGATGATGCAAGAACAATTCGTACAGATTTAAGATCAAGTATACATGAAGCTCACGATCAAATATCTGGTATAGAGAGAAGGTCTAGAATACTTGGACAAGAAGTAAGAGTAGAACTTAGAAATATAGAAAAAGACATGCGAGATCTAATTGACCATGCATCTGACAGATTTGATGGCAAAAGAACTGCAATTGAATCTGATGCAAACCGTAGAGCCGAAGCACTTGATACAAAACTTAAAGAGTTAGAAGAAAGGTTACGTACAATGTTACAAAGAGCTTTAGATAATCCTTTGGCCGGCCAGTAATGGCAGACGAGGATAAAAAGTATTGCAACCGAGAAGATTGTGATTGTGAAAACTGTACATGTTCAGAGGAAAATCCCTGTGCGTGTATGACTGATAAACAAGGAGAAGATAATAATGGTTGAACTAATGAATAGATTTAAAGAGCCTTCATCATATGCAGCACTCAGTGGTGTATTTGCTATGTTAGGTATAATGGTACCAAATGACCTGTGGCAAAGCGTAGTTATGATTTGTTGTGGTGCAGCCGGTGCTGTTGGATTTTTTATACGTGAAAAGAAAGACTAAACTATGAGGTTACAAGCATTAAGGGCACAGTACGTGGCTAATATAGGTTTAGCAAAAGCTAACCTTGATGTATTATTACATTCTGCTGTAGGTATTGGAGAACACTCTGATGTTACAGCAGAGATGGATAAGTGGATAGGAGCTATTGCAAACAATCAAGATAAGATAGAAGCTATTGATGAATTGTATGATACTCCAGAAGAAGAACAAAGGGAAATGTTTGCTGATGCAAAACTCTGGTAAAATCCGAAGAAAAACAAGCACCATACCTTTTGGTTATGTGTTAGATACAGAAGACGAAAAACACTTGTCTCCTATACCAGAAGAACTGCAGGCACTGGATCAAGCGTTAACATACGCTAAGTCTTGCGGGTGGCGAAAAGCAAGCCAGTGGCTATTGGCAAAAACAGATAGATATATATCTGATGAAGGTTTAAAGAAACGCAGTAAGTTAGGAACACACCTAGATGGCAGCGAAAGCCAAACTGGATAGGAAAGCGATACGCAAGTCCGTATCAACAAAACTATCTAACGCTAAAGCAAAAGCAAAAAAAGAATCAAAACGTGCCGTAAATGCACGGTACAGGGCAAATAAACTACAAGAAAGCCTTGGTAAGATAGACGCAGCTCTCTCAGGACATGGAAAAGAACCTATATCTGAGGAAGAACTACTAGCTTTACCAGAAAAAGTACGAAACCACGTTGCTGAGAACGAAGTTGTCTTTAAATCTAACGATGGACCACAGGCAGAGTTCTTAGAAAGCCCAGAAAGAGACGTATTGTACGGGGGAGCAGCTGGAGGAGGCAAATCATATGCACTTCTTGCTGATGTTTTAAGAGATGTAGGTAACCCTAACCACAGAGGCCTACTACTAAGACGTACTCTACCAGAATTGACCGAACTTATAGACAAAAGTAGGCAATTGTACATGAAAGCAGTGCCGGGGGCAGTGTTTAAGCAAGCAAAGTCTACATGGGAGTTTCCTTCTGGGGCTAAAATATGGTTTTCCTACGTAGATGACGACAGAGACGTAACAAGATACCAAGGACAAGCGTTTAATTGGATAGGAATAGACGAAATAACACAGTATCCTACTCCATACGTGTGGAACTACCTAAGATCTAGACTTAGAAGTACCGATCCACAGCTTGGTCTCTACATGAGGTGCACAGCTAACCCCGGTGGAGTAGGAGGTTGGTGGGTAAAGAAGATGTACATAGACCCATCCCCACCCGGATCAGCATTTTGGGCAAAAGAGTTTGACACACAGAAAACAATAAGGTATCCTGCAGGACATACAAAAGAAGGGCAACCTTTATTTCTAAAAAAATTTATACCAGCAAGGTTGACAGACAATCCGTATCTTGCTATAGATGGGCAATACGAAGCTATGTTGCTCTCCTTACCAGAAGTAGAACGAAAACGATTATTAGAAGGAGACTGGGATGTCGCAGAGGGAGCAGCTTTTACAGAATTTAGTAGATCGCTACATGTCGTGGAATCCTTTGACCCACCTGATGGTTGGGCTAGGGTACGTGCCGGAGATTATGGCTACAGTAGTCCTTCTTGTATTCTTTGGGGTGCTATAGACTGGGATAACAATATCTGGATATATAGAGAGCTGTATATAAAGGGTAGAACCGGCGAAGCTCTTGGTGAACTAATCTTAGAGTTAGAAAGAAACGACCCAACCATGCAAATATCTGTATTAGATGCCAGTTGTTGGAACAGAACAGGGCTAGGTCCAAGTATAGCAGAAACAATGAATAGAAAAGGCTGTAGATGGATACCATCCGACAGAAACAGACTAGCAGGAAAGATAGAAATACATAGAAGACTAGCTTGTGACAGCAGAGGACAACCAAGAGTAAGAATTATGGACAATTGTACAAATTTAGTAAGAACACTCCCTACATTGCCTCTATCTAAGCACAACCCAGAGGATGTAGACACAAAAGCAGACGACCACGCATACGATGCGTTACGATATATGATGATGGTGCGATCTTTGCACAATGCAAGCACACCGTACTATTCTAGTAGGCAGATGCAACGATATGTGCCGGAAAATGAGGTATTTGGATACTGATGGCTGATATTACCGTAGAAGATCTTTTTATTGAGAGGCTTACAACCCAACCGGGAATGACTGCAAAATCTTATGAAGCATTTATGCAGAATACTTCTATACCCGCTGATATGAAAAGTAAAATATTAAAAAGTTTAGAGTCTGGCACTGTAAATGCTGCTAAAGGTTTAAATAAAGCAGATGTTAGTGCAATGATTACAACTATGATAAAATATAGAAATCATAGTTTTCCTGACAATGATATGCGTATAGCTAATATGTCTCCAAAAGATTATGTAAAGTTAAGTAATCAAAAATATATATTAGATAAAAAACTTGGTAGTCCTAAAATATTAAAAGGTTATATGGACCCAACTTTTGAAAAATATACAGATGTTAAACCTATGAGTAGATTATCTGCGGGAGATAGTAGCTATGCCGTAAAGATTGGTGGTCAAGGTGACAGAGTTGTTCCTACAAGTATACCAGATGATATATATGCTACAACAACTCGCCATATAGAAACTTATCCAAAAGGTAGTATTGATAGAATTACTGCTAGGTTACTATTTTTAACAGGAGATAGAGCGGCTGAATTTAGTAGGTTAACTGTAGATAGTTTTGATGATGTAAATAATCCTACATTAGATAATAGCGGTGATGCAGTTAAAAATTTAAAAGCAAATGTTGCTAAAGGTAGATTATCGTATTTTACAGATTTAGAAAGATACTATGTTTTAAGAGCCAGACAGTTAGCTCTATTAGATGGTAGAAAAGAACTTTTTCCAAATGCTGCTGTAATAAATAAAGAAATAGTAGATAATTTAAAAAATACATATGTTCCTGACAATACAGATGCATCTAAAGTATTTAAAGTATTTAATGAAAGATTAGGAGAATATGAAACAAAAAATCCAACAAGAATTTTTATAAGAAATTTAGCTAAAGATAGATCTGGTGCACTTTTTGCACGAGGAGATTTACCACAAGGAGACCCTTTTTATATAACTCAAAATGCTATTAATAATCAAAATTTAACACATGGTATAAAACTTCCAGTATCCATGATAAAATATATGAGTACTGAAGGTGCTTTAAGAACTATAATAACTCCGGGTATGGATATTTTAGATAATCAATACACTGCTTACTCTGGTTATAATTCTGTAGAAAGTTTACTATCTAAAGATGGAGTTATTAATGAGTACAAAAATACTGGTGGTAAAATACTTATACCAGAAACAGAAATTAAAGTAAAACATAATACAGCAATACCTGCAAAAGATGCAATTTTACGTCATACTTACGCTATGGGTTGGATGCCAAAAGCTGCATTAATAGATTGGGAGCAAAGTCACGAAACTAATTTTGCTAAAAATTTAAATTCTAATAGCAGTAGATTACACACTTTAGATGCTAACAATGCTGCCTATATTGATGATGCAGTGTCGGAAGCTCTTCTTAATTCTCGTAAAAGATTTGCTGAAGCTTCAAAATTAAATCAAGAAACTTTAGAGGATATATCAAATAACGAAAAATTTCTTGAAGAAGAAAAAATTAAAAGAAAAACAGAACGTAAATTTAATATAGATGCGGAAAGGGGAGCAAAAGCCCAAGATAGTAGAGATGCAATTAGAGGTACTAATTTAACTGATGAAGAAATTATGGATGAACAAAATAGGTTAGAAGACAGTAGGCCTGTGCGAATGAACGAAGAAACTCCAAGAACATTTCAACAAAGATTAAAAGCTTGGAGAAACGGTATAGGAAAAGCAGGACTAAAGGCACTTCCATATATGGGTCTTCTTGAACCTATTAGATATGCAGTACAAGGAGACAGAGCAGTAGAAGAACAACTTGCTCAATTTGCAATATTTCCAAATGAAGTTCCGGAAAATTATTATACAGGAGAACGGGCTAAAAATTTAAAATCTGCAGAAGAAAAAGACATTACAATTAGGTCTAATCTTATGATGGAACCTGCAAGTACAGAAGAAAACGTAGCAGAATTAAGACAATCAGAAGGTTCTTTTTTATCTGATAAAGATAAAGAAATTTTAGATAGTCGTAAATTGATATATCTAGATGAACAAAAACAAGAAGTATTTTAACAACAACAACTATAAAAGGAGACTACCATGCCACAAGGAGTATCAGGAGCTTACAAATCAGGTTACATAATGGGCCAGATGAGTAAACAAGGAGCAATGAATGAAGCTAATGAAAGTTCATTACATCGTGAAGCTTTAGATGGAAGCATTGCTGGTGCTAATGCCGGTACTATTAACGGACCATTTCAATCTACACAAGACTCTAAATCTGTCTCAGCAAACCAAACAGGTGCGTTAGGTACAGTAATGGGTGCTTCAAAGTACACACCATAATATAGAAGGAACAGTATGTCTGATCCAATTGATGCAAAAGAAGCCTTAGCTGAAGGCTCTGGACTTATAGGTTTAATTCAAGAACGTATGAGAGCAGCCGAAGACGGTAGACAAACCCATGAACAACGCTGGTTAAAAGCGTATAAAAATTTTAGGGGTATTTATGATTCTACTACACAGTACACAAGTACTGAAAAATCTAAGGTATTTATAAAAATAACTAAAACTAAAGTGCTTGCTGCTTATGGTCAAATTGTAGATATTTTATTTGCTAATAAAAAATTTCCAATTACTGTAGAGTCTACTCCTGTACCAGAAGGAATTGCAGAATTTGCTCACCTTAAAACACCAGCTGATGAAATATCATCTAGTCCATATGGTTTTGAAGGTGACGGAAAACAATTAAATCCGGGAGCAACAGAAGCAACTGCTGATTTAGATTTTTTAGGATCATTAGCTAACAAATATGGGGCAGACGCTCCTTTAGCAGAAGGTCCTTCAAGGATGGGAGAACCCCAAATATCTCCAGCTAAAAAAGCAGCTTTGCGTATGGAAAAAGTTATGCATGATCAGCTTACAGATACTAATGCTGTAAATGTTTTACGTCATGCTATATTTGAATCTGCTCTATTGGGTACAGGAATAATTAAAGGACCATTTAACTTTGGTAAAACTGTTCATAAATGGGAAAAAGATGAGTCGGGTGCAAAAACATACACTCCGTATCCTAAATTAGTTCCTCGTCTAGAAGCTGTCAGTTGTTGGGATGTATATTCCGATCCATCTGCAACAAATGTAGATGATTGTGAGTACATTATACAACGTCATAAAATGAATCGTTCCCAATTACGTAATCTTATGAATATGCCTATGTTTGATCCTGAAGCAATAAGAGAAGTTATTGCTGGGGGTGGTAATTACGAAGAAAAGTATTTTGAAGATACAATTCGTGATGACGAAACTCAACCATATGTAGATAGTGAAAGATACGAAGTGTTAGAATACTGGGGAACAATAGATTCTACTTTTGCTAAACAAATAGGATTAGAAGAAGCTGCCGACATGGATGATTTAGATGAAGTTCAAGTAAACATTTGGATTTCAGGAGGTCAAATATTAAGGGCTTGTATAAATCCATTTACGCCAGCTAGATTACCCTATTCTATATTTCCATATGAAATAAACCCCTATCAAATATGGGGTGTGGGTATTCCAGAAAACATGGAAGATGCACAGATGTTAATGAATGGGCATGTACGCATGGCTATAGATAATTTAGCACTTGCTGGCAACCTTGTATTTGATGTAGATGAAACATCCCTTGTACCCGGACAGAATTACGACATTTTTCCCGGAAAAGTGTTTAGAAGACAGTCAGGAGTTACTGGGACTGCTGTAAACGCTATAAAATTTCCTAGCACCGCTGGTGAAAATATACAAATGTATGACAAAGCAAGGCAACTTGCTGATGAAGAAACGGGCATACCAAGCATTATGCATGGTCAAACTGGTGTAACAGGTACAGGCAGAACTGCTGCAGGTTTATCTATGTTGCTAGGCTCTTCAGGATTATCTATAAAAACAGTTATTAAAAACTTAGATGATTATCTTCTTAAACCTGTAGGAGAGGCATTGTTTCAATGGAACATGCAGTTTAATGAAGATAACCCAGATATAGAAGGAGATCTTGAAATTAAACCAAAAGGAGCTGCTTCTGTAATGCAAAAAGAAGTACGTTCACAAAGATTAACAGCATTGTTGCAAACTGTAGGAAATCCAATGCTTGCACCATTTATTAAAATACCAAACCTGTTAAAAGAACTAGCTATATCACAGGATATTGATCCTGACAGCTTAGTAAACGATGTAAACGAAGCACAGATATACGCTGAAATACTTAAAGGATTACAAGATGCCCAACAACCAGAACAACCGGAAGGAGCCCCTCAAGGCCCTAACTCCGCTCCTCAGCCAAGACAAGCTGGAATGGCAGGTGTTGGAGGAGTACCTCAACAACCTCCACAAGCAGACCCTAGCGGCACTGGTGGTAGCACCATCGGAACTGGAAGTGTACCGACTGCAGGGGAAAGCGGGTTTACTGGAAATGCTCCTCAAGTTGAAGGATAATTTTAAAGAAATGAGAAAGAATGTCTCTTAATGCGTTAGCACCATTTCAAAAAGTACAAGACCCTACTGTCACAGCTTTTGAACGATCTTCTTCTGAACAAATTTCAAAAGAATTTAAAGAAGAGCTTGAAGGTAGTCAAAAAGCTTCATTGGAAGGTGTATCCTTAGATGACGCTCCTTCCGTATCGTTAAAGAGAGAAGATTTTTTAGGGTACGGCTTAGATAGTTTAGTAAAAGGACTAAGTCCAGAGGCTCTAAAAAAGAAACGTGAAGAAGAAGCTAAACAGAGATCAAAGTACACATCCTACGCTGGAGACATTTTTCCAGAAACTCCTGTAGCAAATCTAAATGCTTTAGAACAGCAGGATATTACAGCAACACAATTAGGTGATACTGTAACTATAGAAGATAGACAGATGTTAGAAGACATTTCTCTTACTGATGACAGCATGTCACTAGAAGAGGGTGGGGAGCAAATGGGACCTAAGCAAGAAAATTTATCTTGGTTAGAGGAACAAATGCAAGATTTGCAAGATACTTTTGGGGATATTAATAGAGCAAGAAAAGTAGGTAGTGAAGTAAAATCTCTTTTTGATCCACCAGAAAGGTTTGATGCTCCACCGGGTAATTTAGCTGCACTAGACTACTCTGGCCCATACGGGGCAGAATTTGCCTCTACTCTATCTACAACCGGACAAGTTATGTCTGCTTACGCATTTGATGCAGCAAAAGGTATCTACGGTGGAATGGGAACACAAACGGGGTTAGCTCCGTATATTCCCCCGGGAACTGGAGAACAAATTGCTGCTAATGTATCTAAGTATGCTCCATACGCTATTAAAGCAGCTGCTTTGTACTATACCTTTAAAGGAGGTATCCCACAAACTACAGAGGGTAAAGTAGATGCTGCAATAGCTACATATGCAATATTTACTGGAAACCCTGTAGCAGTAGCGTATGGAGCTTTTAAAGGATTAGTAAGTTTTTTAAAAAGCCGAAGGGGGAAACCTAAATATGCAAAAGGTGGAGCTGATATAGCGTTTAAAAATAACTATTTTCAAGCAACTTCAGGGTATGGTTATAATGGTTACAGAACTGAATCTGGACAAGCGGGTGCAGCAGCAGTTTCGGATTATTTAAATACGTTTAAAGATTACTTTGGGTTAAAATTTTATGAGCCAGCATATAAAAAAGCTTTAGCTGAAAATTCTAGATTAGGAAGATATGAAAATATAAATCAAAGTGGTTATGCAGATGCTTCTATGATGATACGATCTATAATGGAGATAAAAGGATTTATGCAAGGATCACCTAAAGTAAATGGAAAACAAATTGGGTCACAAAAAGAATATGAAGCTGCTATGGTACAATTTAATGAACACTATAGAGAAAGAGCTATGGAACGTGGCGGATTATATGATGCAAAAAAAGCGGGTATAGGTCAAGAATTGACTAGAGATGGAGTTCCTACTGAAATTTATAGAACTGTTGATACGGGGCAACCAGATACGTCATCTCCGATAGATTATTACGGCCGCCATACACGAAATCTTACCAGTCAATCAAAAGTAAGGGATGTAGATAACCCATATGACATATTATATTATAATTTAGTTGGAAGGTTTAACGAAGGTAACGGAGGATCAAATTATTAAATGTTATTATCATTTTTAGGACCAATTGTAAATTTAGTTAGTGCACCTGTAAAATCATACATGGAAGAACGCACAACTAAAATTAAATCAAAAGCAAAAATAGCAGAAGCAAAAGTAGATGCAGAAATAAAACGCATTGAAAAAACAGCAGACTCAGAAATAAATTACGATGTAGAGGCATTAAAACAACAACAGTATAGCTACAAAGATGAGTTTGCGTTGCTTGTAATAACTATGCCATTCATTGGCTCTTTTCTTCCTTGGACACAGGAGTACGTCATGCTTGGGTGGGATTATGTATCTAGAGCACCAGAGTGGTACAGCTACACATTTATCGGTGCAATATCCGCATCACTTGGTATTCGTTGGGCTACTAAAATGTTAGGTAAAAAATGATAGTGGATGGATTCCGTAAGTCTGAATTGGTAGACTCGTTGATAGACCACGAAGGTCTGGTACTTCATCAATACGTAGACAGCGAAGGTTATGCAACAATTGGCATAGGTAGATTGATTGACCCAGAAAAAGGTGGCAAAATTACAAAAGACGAAGCTATCTATTTACTACACAACGACATAGACGAATGTTCCGCAAGTTTAGACAACAGCCTATCTTGGTGGAGATCTAAACCAGCTAAAATACAAATGGCGTTGATGCACATGAGATTTCAGTTAGGTATGACTGGAGTTCTTAAATTTAAAAAAACTTTAGCTTTGATGCAAGAAGATCGTTTTAAAGAAGCTGCTGTAGAAGCAAGAGATTCTCGGTGGGCAAAACAAACAGCTAGACGAGCTAAATATGTAACGGGATTAATAGAAGATGCCTGAAATAGAAGAATTTGACCAAGAATTTTTAACAGAAGGAAGTGCTACCGTTGAAGGTGAAAAACTGGAAGCATTAATACAAGAAAATCTTAGTCCTGAAGAACAAAATTTTATGGAAGAAGCAAAACCTATAGTTGCTCAATTTATGGGTCTTTTACAGAAGGCTGCAGGAGATAATCCGCAGGATCTGGAAGAAACAAGCTCTATAAATCCACAAGGAGTATCGTTAGATGCTATGCGTGGTGGTAATGTAGCTCAGCAAGGTCAAATGCAACCTATGGTACCTCCTAGCCCTGCACAAGGGCAGATGCCTCAAAATGCTCCCCAAATGTCAGCTTTAGGGGGAGAAATGGAAAAACCACCAGAACAAGAAGCTGGTCAAGTTGCAGCAGGCCCTGTTGGTGTAGTAAATCAACCCGGGGCAGATAAATCTGGTGTTGCTGATGATGTTCCTGCAGAAAGTGATGGATTTGTAATCAATGCTGCTGCTGTTAGAAAAATAGGTGTAAGAAAACTATATGATCTAATAGAAGAGGCTATGGCTTATCTACAAGAAAAAGGAATAAAATTAGACACTTCTAAAATTCCTGTAGATGCTGAAAAAATTCTTGTATCTAAAGGTGAAGTTATTATTCCTGATGTTATTGCGGCAGTTATAGGCTATGATAAATTAGAAGAAATAAATGGTGTAGGAACAAAAGAAACTAAAAAAATGTTAGCTGAACAACCTAAACAAAAAAGTAATTTGCCTCCAATTATCCAAGAGGCAGCAATGGGTCTAGATGTTCAATCTAGATCAGATGTTTCAACAGCAGTTACGGACATACCTTCACCACTTGCTGCACCCGATAACGTAGAAAAAAAAAATCCAGATAGGGAAAACCAAATAGATTTGATGCAAAGGCAAATTGAAAAAAATAAACCAACAACACAAGATCTACCTAAAACAAATTATGTTCCAGATAGCACTGTTGAACCCACAGATTTTGTGCCTCAAGAAACAGGGGACAGACCAACAGAAGTTCAAACATATTTTGGTTACACACCTGATCAACTCTATGATGCTACAGCAAAATATGAGTGGCGAGGAGATACACCTAAATTTAGTTTTGTAAAAGTTGGTAAAGGTTTTTCTCCAGCCGGAAGAAGTTCAGCGTTTGGGCCAGTGCAGATTGTTAAAAAAACTTTAACAGATCCAGAATTTGTAAAACTGCTTAGTGAAACTGAAAAAAGTTTTGTAGATAAAATAACTGCTGCTCAAACATTAAATATAAATTTACAATTATTTGACGGTAGTGCAAGCCGTTCAGTATCTACAGGAGAATCCCCTAAAGGTAGAGATGCATTGGGAGTATTAGGCATAAGCCCGCAAGAATTTATACAATATGTAAAAGAGGGGTATTTTTTACCAAGTAATAAATCAAAACAAGAACAGGGTATACCTCCAGAATTACTTCCAGATAATTCAGAAAAAATGTACAAAAATATTTACAAAAGAGTATTGCAATTAAAATCTTTAAGAGAAGAAAGTAGTACTTTAAAAGGACTTTTAGGTTCCTATTATGGGCATCAAGATAATGACCAAAAAGAAAACTATGCAAATAGTGTAATAGAGAACTTACAATAGTTTTAACCTCCGGGTTAAATATAGCGTAGGCTACCCGTTTCTTCAACGGCCCCTACATACAACAACCGAAGTGGCTACCCTAAAGAAGGCCCCACATGAAGGAAAACAAAAATGGCGAAAGAACTGAAGACTACAAATAAGCCCGACTCTGCAATCAAAGACGATAGTAGAGAATCTATGTTTAGAGGTGCTTATAAAGACGATGTATATGAAGATGATATAGAAACTCCAGAAGAAGTTGGCACCGTAGAGGCTACCCAACAAGACTCTGAAGGTTTTATGGATGCAAACACTGCAAGTGCTGTTCCTAACAATGAAGAGGTACAAACAGAAAAACAAGAACATGATTATAAGAAAAGATATGACGATCTAAAGAAATACTACGATCAGCAACTAAATGAATGGAAACAAGAAAAAGTAACTCTTGCTGCCCAAGCTAATGTAGCTGAAAAAGTACAACAAGAACAAGAGTATGCTCCTCCTAAAACTAAGGAAGAACTGGCTCAATTTAGAGAAAAATATCCAGATGTATATCAAGTTGTTGAAACTATCTCTCACGAAATGGCTGACCAAAAAACTGCTGATCTTAAAGCTAAAATTAACGAGCTTACTGAAAAAGAACAGAAGTTAATTGTACAGTCTGCATTTAAGCAGCTAAATTCAGCCCACCCTGATTTTAATGAAATCAAGGCTACTCCTGAATTTTTAGCATGGCTTGAGGAACAACCTGCCACTATAGCGGATGGTATTCGTAAAAACAATACTGATGCTAAATGGGCAATTCGCACTGTTGACTTATACAAAGCGGATGTGGGTATTTCGTCAAACAAAACTAGAGCGGTCTCAAATCGTAAATTGGATGCAGCTCAGGCGGTATTAAAAACTAAAACTAATCCTGCGAGGTCAGCCTCCGGGAATAAAAAAGTTTGGAATATGTCTGAAATTCAAAATATGAAACCTTGGGACTTTGAGAAATATGAAGCTGAGATTGATGCTGCCATGCAAGATGGTAGAGTCAACCACTCAGCATAACTTTAAGGATAACTTAATATGGCTACAATGGGATCAGCAGCTGGTTACCAGAATTTACCTTCTGGAAATTGGGCACCTGCTATTTACAGTCAAAAAGTTCTTAAATATTTCCGTAGGGCATCGGTTGCTGAAGCAATTACAAATACTGATTATACCGGAGAAATTGAGAATTACGGTGATACTGTAAACATACTAAAAGAACCAACAGTTACTGTGGCTTCTTATGGTCGTGGACAAACTATAAACACACAAACACTTGCAGATGATCAAATCACACTAACAGTGGATCAAGGCAATTACTTTGCGTTTAAAGTTGACGATATAGAAGAAAGACAAGCTCACGTAAACTGGGAAGCTCTTGCAACATCTTCAGGTGCATATGCTCTGAAGAAATCATACGACTTCAACGTACTAAACGCAATTAACGATGGTGCTGCTACTATAGATGGCACATTGGGTGTTGCAGGTACTGCTATATCTGGTAATACAGGTAACGAAATAGCAAACTACCTTAGTACAGCAGCTCGTGTATTAGACGACAATGACGTTCCGGGTGAAAACCGTTGGCTTTGTGCCAGTCCTCAGTTCTTTGAAATATTAAGACAGGCTGACTCAAAAGTTATGGATGCTTCTGTAACAGGAGGCCCATCCAACTTATTCAACGGTCAAGTAACAGATAGAAAGATACATGGTTTTACTCTGTATCAAACTAATGTTATGGTTGTTGGATCTACAGGATCAGATGCAGCAAATACATTTGGACCTTCAGGAACATCAGGTGAAGCTGATGTCTTGTTTGGACATATGTCTGCAGTAGCTACTGCTTCACATATTGCTAAAACAGAAGTAATACGTGATCCAGATAGTTTCTCTGACATAGTTCGTGGTTTACACGTATTTGGTCGTAAAGTACTTCGTGGCTCAGGTGATGGCTACAAAGGTGTATTCACTGGTGTAGTGGATTTAAATACATAAATTAGAAAGGATTAATATAAAATGGGTACATTAAATGTAACCGGTGCCGGTGGCACAACAGGTCATCCTTCTAATGGAAGGGTACCTTATTTAGTTGAGAATACTATTGATTTATCTCAACTTAGAGGTGGCACTGGACCAGACAATGCAGACGTTTTACAAGTACTAGACATACCTGCAGAGACTTTAATCATGGAAGCTGGAATAGAAGTGATAACTGCACTTTCTAGTTCTGCTACTATGGACTTAGGTATTACAGGTGGAGACGTTGACATTTATGTTGACGGTGACGGTAACGGAACAGGTTATGGTACATTGACTGCAACTGCTAGACATATAGCAGCATCTGCAGATACTTTAGACATACTTATCGGTGGTGCAGATTCATCTGCTGGTAAAATTAGAGTGTTTGCTGTTATGTGTGATGTTTCAGGAAATTCTGAAACTGACACAAATACAGACGCTCAACATGATACTGTAAGTTAGTACTAAACAACTTTGGGGGAGGGGTTATTCTTCTCCCTCAATTTAAGTAAAGGAAAATCTATGGCAACAATAGATGTAAGATCTACACAAAAAATATATAAACCTAAAACAACTGCAGACGATAGAATAGAAGAAATGGAAATTCGTTTAAAATCCATTACACAAACATTAAATTTAATCTTAAAAAAATTGGATAACTAAATGGCTAAAAGAGGTTTGTATGCAAACATTAACGCAAAGAAAAAAGCTGGAACAAGTAACACAAAGAAAAAATCCACAATCTCAGCTAAAGCTTATAAAAATATGCAAGCAGGGTTTCCAAATTCTGCAAAAAATAAAGCTAAAAGAGCTAAGGGTTAGATAGTGGCTAGAACACCGGCATGGCAAAGAAAAGAAGGCAAATCTAAATCAGGCGGATTAAATAAAAAAGGAGTAGCTTCCTACAGAAAAGCTAACCCCGGATCAAAATTAAAAACAGCTGTAACAACCAAGCCATCCAAATTAAAAAAAGGATCAAAGGCAGCAAGTAGAAGAAAGAGTTTTTGTGCCAGAATGAGTGGAATGAAAAAGAAATTAACAGGGGCAAAAAAGAAAAATGATCCTAAATCAAGAATTAATAAGGCATTAAGAAAGTGGAATTGTTAGATGAAAGGTGTAAATCACTATACTAAACAAGGTAAAGTCCATAAAGGGGGCATGCACAAAATGTCTGATGGAACATTACATTCTGGTAAAACACACAGCAAAAGTAGTAAAAGATTATACCACTACGGAGAACTTACTAAAGCTGCACAAACTGTAGCAAAAAAACAATGGGGATAGAATAGTGGCAACAACATATCTAGTATTAGTAAACAACGTACTAAACGAATTGAATGAATCAGAATTAACATCCTCTAACTTTTCTAGTAGTAGAGGAATACAAACTGCTGTAAAGAAATTTGTAGTAAAAGCTATGCATGAAGTATATAATTCTCTATCCGAAATACCAGATCTGTACAAATCTACTCATCAAGTTACAAATGCTGGGCAAAGAACTTATGCTCTACCATCTTCAGCCTCACCACAAAGTGGCGATCTTGCATATAGAAAAATGGATTGGGATACATTTAGACTTGTACCAAACGAACTGTTAACAAACGGTGAATTTACTTCTAACATATCTAGCTGGACAACAATAGCAGGTGCCGGAAGTGCTGCATATAACTCTGGTGGAAACGGTAGATTAAGATTAAACGACTATGCTGCTCACCAATCATTTTCTACAGTAAAGAATACGGCGTATAGAATACAGGTAAGAGTTTTTGATTCAAACAGTACAGGGCAAGCATTGAAAGTACAAGTAGGTACTTCTGCTGAAGACACCACTAATTTAAGCACAACACTAACTGTGTCTGACTTTGGGTCTGGCAATGTTTTAGATACTACATTTACAGCAACAGCACAGACTACATTTGTTACAGTAAACAATCCGTCTACAGCAACAAATATGGATGTAGATTACATACGAATATCCGAAGATATACCTGTAAAAAAATTAAGGTACCTAACCTATGATGATTGGAATAAAAGTTTTTTAGAAAGGGACTTAACTAACTCTAAAGATTCTTTAGGTGTTCCTGACTACGTCTATGCTACACAAGATAAAAAGTTTGGGCTATCCCCTGTACCAAATCAAAGCAACTATGCAATACAGTATGAATACTGGAAAGTGCACACAGATTTATCTGCACATGGGGACACTATGGATTTAGACGACAGGTTTAAATCTGTAATTACTACAAGAGCAAAATATTATGCATATATATTACGATCCGATCCACAAGCAGCACAAATGGCTTTAGGAGAGTTTAACAACCAAATGCAAATAATACGTACAGAATACATAAATACTAAAGCATATATGACAGATACAAGGATACATGTGAATGCCTGATACTTCATATCAAAAACCATTTACAGCCAGTTGTGCAGGGGGTCTTGTACTTAACAAAGACGTATTTACCATGCAACCCGGTGAGGCATTACAACTGTCTAATTTTGAGCCAGATATAACTGGTGGATATAGAAGACTAAACGGAACTACAAAATATAATACAAACATTGTTCCCCAAGTAGCAAATGCAGACGAAAGAGTGTTAATGTCTGTAATATTCAATGACATCATAGTTGCAGCAAGGGGTGGAACAGTATATACTGGAACAACAACTGGTAGTTGGACAAGTAGAGCTACAAGTAAAGGCACTACGTTTACTTACGATTTTGATAAATATAACTACAACGGCACAGATAAAATAATAATTGCTACAGGGGCAGCGGCAGCTTTTACACTAGATACAAGTTTTTCAGAAGATATAATAAATGCAACAGGTGGAGGCACAGCCCCTACCAACCCTAAATTTGTAAAATCTTTTGCCAACCATATGTTTTACGGTGGCATGTCTAACTCTACACACAGTGTTATATTCTCTGGCCCATTTACCGAAGATGACTTTAACACAGGTGCTGGTGAAATAAAAGTTGGTGACGTAGTTACAGGACTAAAAGTTTTCCGTAACGAATTATTTATATTTTGCCAAAGGAGAATATATAAAGTAGCAGGAACAAGTTCAAGTGACTTTCAACTTGCTGAGGTAGCAAAGAACGTGGGTTCAATAGCTAATCATTCAATACAGGAGTTAGGTGGTGACATTATATTCTTATCTGCCGATGGTATCAGAACAATTGCTGGTACAGCAAGAATTGGTGACGTGGAGCTTGGAACTGTTTCTAAGCAAATCCAAGATAGAATCAATGATATCACTTACGATAATGTTACCTCTTTGGTAATACGAGACAAGTCTCAGTATCGCATATTCTACCCTCTTACCGATGGTTTTGAGGGTTCACAAAAAGGAATAATTGCAACAATAAAGATGAATCCAAATGCACAGCAAATGGGTTTTGAGTATGCTGACATAAAAGGATTAAAAGTATCATCCTGTGATTCTGACTATATAGCTAACGTAGAGACAGTTATACATGGTGGTTATGATGGGTACATCTACCAACAAGATTCAGGTAATGTTTGGACAAGGGGCGGTTACTCTAGTAACATTGACGCAACATACCGATCACCAGATATAACAATGGGTGATCCGGGTGTTAGAAAAAACATGCAAAAAGTAAACCTTAATTGGAAACCCGAAGGTGCTGTAGATGCAAGCATGTTTATAAAATATAATTATGATGATATTAACACCCCTCAACCTGCGGTATTTTCTTTAACTACTTCAGGGGGTGGGGCAAATTTTGGATCAGGCATATTTGGCACTTCTGCATATGGTCAAGGAGACTTGCCAATAACACGACAAGCTGTAGAAGGTTCAGGCTTTGCTGTAGCATTAAAAATAACAGACACAAGTAACAACATTCCTTTTTCCATAAAAGGTTTTGAATTAGAATTTACACCGGGAGGGAGAAGATAAATGGCTGTTTATACTAGACAGAGTTCATCAGCAATAGTAGACGGGGGTGTTATTGAAGCAGTTGATTTAAACAATGAGTTTGACCAATTAGCAGCAGCATTCCTTGCACCAACATTTGGAGTAGGTACAGCAGGTGCAGACATTGTACTAACATTTGACGGAGAGACCAACGATGGTGTTCTTACATGGATGGAAGATGAAGATTACTTTTTGTTCTCCGATGATTTACTCTTAGCAACTAATGAAAAAATACAATTTAGAGACACTGGTCTGTACATCAACTCTTCTACTGATGGGCAACTTGACATAGTAGCCGACACAGAAATACAAATAGCTGCCACAACCATAGACATAAACGGTGCCGTTGCTTTAAATGGTGCTATTACAGGGGCAACTAACATTACTCTATCCGGTGAGTTAGATGCTGCAACATTAGATATATCTGGTAATGCAGACATAGATGGGACAATGGAAGCCGATGCTATAACAATAGGTGGTACAGCCATTGGTTCTATATATAGTGCTATAGCCGGCAGTTCTAGCATTGTAACAACTGGTGCTTTGAACTCGGGTTCTATTACCTCGGGTTTTGGAACTATTGATACAGGATCATCTACTATTACAACTACAGGGCTTATCTCCGGTGGATCGTTGGATATTGACAACGTACTAATCAACGGAACAACAATAGGCCACACAGACGATACAGATTTAATGACTTTAGCTGATGGTTCACTAACAGTAGCAGGTAACGTAGTTGTAAGTGGAGACCTTACAATAACTGGTGACGATCTTGTTATGGGAACAAACACTGCAGGGCACATACTTGTTGCAGATGGAACTAACTTTAATCCTGTAGCTGTTACAGATTTATCAGAAATTAGCACTGCTGCATCTGGTGATGTTCTTTTAGCTGTTGATGCATCCGGTGGTGGTCTTAAAAAAATAACAAGAGCTACGGTTATTGCTGGCACCGGTTCAAGTGGAGATTTAGCTAACGTAGTAGAAGATACATCCCCACAATTAGGTGGCAACTTAGACACTAATTCTCAAAACATATTAATAGACGATGCACATTTTATTGCAGACGAAAGTGGTAATGAACAAATTATATTCCAAACAACTGGCTCTGCTGTTAATCAATTTGATATAACTAATGCTGCATCTGGTAGTGCTCCACTATTATCTGCAACAGGTGATGATTCTAATATAGATCTTAATTTGACTGCCAAAGGTACAGGACATGTATCTGTATTGGGTAATACCAATCCGGGTACAATCCAGTTTAACTGTGAAAACAACTCACATGGTGTACAGCTAAAAGGACCTGCACATTCTGCAGGTAGTTCAGCAGTGTTAACATTGCCTACAGCAACAGGTAACTTAATAGGTTCTGGAGATACAGGAACTTTACCACTTGCTGCCATAGATATAGATGGTGGTACGGACATAGGGGCAGACATAGCCGATGCAGATTTATTTATTATTGATGATGCTGCTGGTGGTACAAATAGAAAAGTTGCAGCTTCTAGAATTAAAACATACATAGGATCTAGTGTAGCTGCCGATGACATAGCTGCTGGGGATGCAGCCGTAACTCTTACAACATCTTCTGGTAACATAGTTATAGATGCTGCAGCTAATGACAGTGATATTGTATTTAAAGGAACAGACGGAGGTGCTGACACAACATTCTTAACAATAGATGGTAGTGCTGCTGGAGCTGCAACTTTTAACGATAAAATTATTGCTACAGAATTAGATATCTCTGGGAATGTTGATATAGATGGCACGTTAGAAGCTGACGTTATAACAATTAATGGTACAGCAATAGCTTCTGTATTGAGTCCAATAGCTGGTGGATCAGGTATCGTTACAACAGGTGCACTAAATTCTGGTTCAATTACTTCTGGGTTTGGAACTATAGACACTGGCTCTTCTACAATTACAACTACAGGACTTATCTCTGGTGGTTCACTAGATATTGATAATGTTTTAATCAACGGAACAACAATAGGCCACACCGATGATACAGATCTGATTACTGTAGCCGATAGCCTATTGACAATAGACGGAGATGTGACTATAACTGGAGGTACTCCAACATTAACAATTGGAGATGCTGGTGCAGAGGATGCAAAGATTGTGTTTGACGGCAATGCTCAAGACTTCTATATAGGATTAGATGACTCTGCCGATGACCTTGTGATAGGCTTAGGTTCTGCACTAGGAACAACCCCAGCAATATCCATAGATGAAAACTTAGTATCAACCTTTGGTGCTGCTGCTCGTGGAAAGACCTTGACAGCAGGATCACAAACTGGTAATGTAACATTAGATTTTAACGCAAATCAAAACTTTGTGCTTACAGCAACAGGTAATGTAACTTTAGTAAACCCTTCTACAGAAGCAGTAGGACAGTCTGGTATTATAGTATTTATTCAAGATGGCACTGGTAGTAGAACTTTAAGTACAGGAACAGACTATGAAACTCCGGCAGCAGCTGCATTGACGATTAGTACAGCAGCAAACTCAATTGATGTGATACCTTATTTTGTATCAGCAGCAAATTCTATTAAATTAGGAGCAGCACAAATTGCATTTGGATAGGATAATATATGTTAAATAGTGAATTATGGCAGGCACCCCCAGCAGGTGGTGGTGATTTCTATTCCCATCAAATAGCTAATAGTTTTAGATTTGATTCTGGATATTTACAAAGAACTCCTAGTAGTGCAGGTAATAGACAGACATGGACTTTTAGTTGTTGGGTTAAAAAAACTCAAAACGTATATATGCATATAATAGATGCAGGTTCAGGTGGTGATCAAGATAGTAGAATTAGAATGTATTGGTATGATAATAAATTAAGTGCTTCATCAGCAAATGCTAATTTTAATGCTAGTACAGCATTATATCGTGATACATCAGCATGGCAACATGTAGTATGGAAATTAACAGGTGGTACTTCTTATCAATATGTTAATGGCACTTTAGCTTCTTCTTATTCTGTTTCTGGTAATACTGCTATGAGTAATACTGTACAACATAGAATAGGAATTGATAATTCTACAGATACATCTAGTAGATTTCTTGGATATATGGCAGAGGTAGTTTTTATTGATGGAACTGCACATGATCCAGATGATTTTGCTGAAACAAAAAATGGAGTGTGGATTCCCAAAGATGTTTCAGGATTAACCTTTGGTTCTCAAGGATACCATTTAGATTTTGCTTCAGCAAGTGATCCTGGCAATGATGTAAGTGGAAACAATAATGATTGGACAAATAATTCATTAGCAACACACGATCAAATGCTAGATACTCCAACCTTCAACTCTAGTTCTAATGGTGGTAATTTTTGTACTTATAATCCTTTACAAGAACAAGGTACTGCACAAAAATTAATGGCTTTAAGTGAAGGTAATCTTCAGGTAGAATCAACAACTAATGATAAATATCATCAAATTATAGGAAACATGGGTGTTAAAACTGGTAAATGGTATATAGAATGGTATATTAAAGCTGCAGGTTATCCTTCATGGTCTGTAGGGTGGCATCATGGAGATGGTCTAACTAATTTTACTGGTGATAATGGCTATGCAGGTAATATGCAATATATGGGTTATTTTACTGGTAATAATGTTTATATTACTAACTTTGGAAATACTGGAGTAGGTGATCCACAAGTTGCTCATGCTTCATTTACTAATCAAGGTGCTCCTACTACTGGTGATGTTATAATGTGTGCTATAGATAATGATGCAGGTAAGTGTTGGTGGGGTATTAATGGTGTATGGGGAGATATAGGTTCTGGAACAGGAAACCCTGCTACTGGTGCAAATGCTAGTGCAACTTGGACTATTGCAAATTATACAGATCATAAATTTCCTTTTACTCTTTCTTGGGCTAATCCTGTTGCAGAAATAGTAATGAACTGTGGACAAGAAGGTACTTTTGGAGGAGCTATAACAGCAGGTGGAAATGCAGATGACACAGGCTATGGCAATTTTAAATATGATGTACCAGCAGGATTTTTAGCACTATGTTCTGGTAATCTCCCAATAGCAGATGCAGTAGACCCTGCACAAACTGATGATAATTATCCACAGAAATTGTTTAATCCTTTAACTTATACTGCAAGTGGTGGAGATAGCTATACTGGTTTAGGATTTCAACCTGATTGGGTATGGGTTAAATGGAGAGGTGGTGGTCAAAGTCATGGGTTATTTGATAGTAGTAGAGGAACAAGTAAAGTATTAAATTCTGATAATACTAATGCAGAGGGAACTTCTTCTGGTTTAACTTCTTTTGATACTGATGGTTATACTATGGGTCAATATTATAATCAAAATGCTAGAGCATATGTTTCTTGGAATTGGAGAGC